ATCGGTAATGGGAACAGATGCGGGGTGCGAATTGGATGCGGTTCGAATTGATTTGGATGCAGGCAGTGCCTAACGCCATGAAATCGATACAGTTTTTTTGATCAGTGGTGCCCAAGGTCGGACGCATGAAAGCGCCCATTTTTTCAGCATAATCCTCCGTAAATGGATGCAACCGCCCATTAACAGAATCAATGACTTACAAGGATTTGGAAGCGCCCGATCCGCCTTGTCTCGGGCCAGTCTGACCGAATGTCGCTTCCTGCCGTTGCAATGCGGTTTTTGATTATTTGATCAAGAAACGGCCGTGCTATCAGGGCGCGACGGAAAAAAATGAAGTACGGAATCGTACTTAAACCCTGTGAGGCAAAATGGGCAGATCAACGCGGGTTCGATCAATCGAGGCTCTGGCAAGGGAACTTCAGGCGCAGATCACGGCAGGCGTTCTATCGGCCGAAATCGGCGATCAGATCGAGTTCAGCTTCGTCGTCCCTGCGTCCAAGACCTTCCCCAACGGCGGTGTGGTATGCAGCTTCAGAACGATGGCCGTATCCGCGCATCGACCGGGACAGGAAGGCAGCGATTTCCGGCTGACAATTTCTTAGCCCACCCACAGACATCGCCGCTTTGATAAAAGAGCCAGCGTTCCTGTCGTTGACTCTTTCATGGGTCGAGTTTCAGGTGGGCACAGGACACGTGGCGAGAGCGGCAAAATCTTCTGATGTTCGCGGACACTTCGAAGCCCTTGGCTACGATGTGAAGCTCTCCCGTGATGGGTTTGTCCAGATCCGACCAGCCGGTCAGGTGCGCTGGCAAAGCGGACAGTGGGTCCGCGACTACATGGTCACAGATCAAGGACAGGTGTTCCTGGTCAACGTGAACCCAAGCCATCAACCACCTCTGCGCGGATGGTCGGCCATTGTTCACGCTATCCTCAGCTGATCGATAGAATTCGTTCTGCTTGTCTGGGACTACGGAACAGCCTACGACCAACTGGTCCTTGAAACTGGAGCCAGCCATGGAACGCAGCCTGTCACACATCGCCTTGTTCGCCGCACTGATCGCGGTCCTGGGCTTCATTCCTCAGGTCATGCTCCCCTTTGGTGTACCGATCACCGCGCAGAGCCTTGGCATCATGCTCTGCGGCACCGTGCTTGGTGCAAAGCGCGGGGCCCTGGCGGTCATGCTGTTCCTTCTGCTTGTAGCCCTCGGGCTGCCGTTGCTGTCCGGTGGCCGCGGCGGTCTTGGCGTTTTTGCATCGCCGACCGTCGGCTTCTTGATTGGCTTTCCAGTGGCCGCGTTCATTGCGGGCATGATCACCGAGACTGTGGAGTTTCCCATCGGCTGGGCGGCAGGGATCGGCGCATTCGTCGGCGGGGTGGTCGTGCTCTATGCGTTTGGGGTTACGGGTTTGGCGTTCATGCTCGACAAGACACTTGGTGAAGCAGCGTTGCTGGTCATGGCTTTCGTGCCGGGGGATCTGATCAAGGTTGTCCTTGCCGGGCTCATCACGCAAACGCTGGCGAGGATGCGCCCCGGACTTCTTCCGTCTCGCAACTGACGAAAAGCAAGTCCCGGTCCCTCCAGGAGATGTGGGCCGGGCCGCTGCCGTCAATCTTCAAAGCACTCAACCAATCAGGGCGTGCGTGAAGCCTTGCGGCTCCGGCTCTGGGTTCACCCCCAGCCCAACCAGAGTGTTGCAAAGACCTCTTGTGTCGGCAAGAGCGCAAATTTGCACAGGTGGATGGCAGCGTCAGGCCTCAATGGAAGCTGGGACTATGACGTGCCATCAGGTCTGCACAGACTTGCCGCCTCTCCTCCTGGTCGTCCAGACAGACATACCCGACCTCGGCAGCCTCAGCGGCGATGAACGACCAAAAGCGGCGATGCCCGCCATGGCCAGAACCGATATCGCTGTCGATGTTGTCCGTTTCACTGACGAACAACATCTCCCCATATCCTCTGGCGGCCTGGGCATCAGTCCGTGGCTGGACCAGCACGACATATACCCCAGGCATCTTGGGTAACGACTGTCCGAACTTGCCGATCTTGAGATCGACGCTCCCGCTGTCGCCAATGGGCACGCGCCGGTAACGTGGCGTTGGGGTCAATCTCTTCTCCGAAAGGGCAGCAGGCAAAGAGGCGACACATTCGAAAACTATGATATGCTACAAAAGACGGCATTTAGCCGCAGAGCTTTAACGATTTGCTGCGCTACACAGACCCATCCCTATTGAGCTCAACACCCAGACTTTTGACCGCTAAGACTCTTCTGGGGCTATCCGTTATAGTTTGGTTAGCCGTCGATCGTCGACGTGGGTCCTGGCCGTCAGACATTGGCAGCCCGAGGAATGAAAATGCCGCGCCGTATCGTCTTGTTCGCTGGAATACTGCTGGCAACGGCGACTTCGGTCTATGCCGTGCGGCCGACTGCCAACCCCCTCAACGCCTTTGAAGTTGACATGGAGGCCGCCGACCTCTGTCACGGCCTGGCGACCGACGCTGTCCGCGGGAAGAGCGTGCTGCAGGTGGTTCGGGAAAAGGTGAAAACCTCCCGTAGCCGTGAGGCGGAGCGGACCGTTGGGTTGGTTGTCCAGACAGCGGATGGAGGAGGCGATCGGCAAGACTTCCGGGTAACGTGTCTTGCCACATGGACAGAGAGCGGGATGATGCTGATCGATCTCGACGTCGATCAACTGCCCGTCTTCCATCGAGGCGTGAAGCTCGACGCTGTTCGATAGGACGACGACACCCTACTTCCGCTCATCCTCCGGCAGCCGCTCCGGCACCTCGATGCCATGCGCGACCAACCACTCCCTGATCTCGCCCCACAGGTCCTGCGGGCCGAACTGGCGATAGCCCATGACGTTCTCAAGCTTGCGGCGAAGGTCGGGCGGAATGGTCTGGGGCCAGTTGGGCATGGGGCGGTTCCTGAGAACAAGCTTGACGAGTCGCGAGCGAATGGCGCAGGACCGGCATGTCAACACATTGTTGACGTAAGAAGTCTAGGATTCCGCCGTTAAGGGATTACTTTATGATTGAGGTCGAAGGTGTTTCTGATGTCATCCGAGAGTTGCGGATATGGTGGATAAACAAAGGTATTTCGGCTTACTCGCTTGCGTTCTTCATCATCGTCACCGCTGCGATATGGAAGGCACCAGAGATCATTCGCGCCCTCAATGAGCGAAAAAAGATCGATCAAGAGAACCTCAGGCGTGCTAGCCTGATAGCGAACAAGATTGAAAAAGAGCGGAGCCGGAGAGGAAGGAGGACGAAGGAATGATGTACTATCTCAGCGCCACTATCTTGTCTTTCCTCGCTGTACTCGGAGGCTTTTTGGCACTCCGGATAAAGTCGACCAACGACAAACTGTATGCGATCGGGGCAAAGCAGTTCTACGACAGTGTCGACAGCATTCTTCAAACACCACGAGAGCTGCCAGACGGGATGCTTGTGCTGATTGCAGACATGAACAGCTCGCTGAACTCAAGACTGAGCCCGTTTGCCTTCTACGGCGTTCTGAAAGGGGCAAACAAAAGAAAGCACGGCGAGCGACCCAAGTTGGCTTTCGAGAAAAGGGATCTGCGACCGGAGGTCGAGGCCCTTATGAATGAAGCCTTTGTCGGATGGATTACGGCATTGCGTTACAAGTCGGTCTTGGCTGGCATAGGCATAGAACAACAACTGCGCGCTACAAGAGTGAAGAGCGGAAGCATTTCTGAGCTTCCTGATCGGTCGGCAGCAATCGAGCTTCATACATATCTTAACTCGCGGGCGGCGGCTTAGTTTGGCCGGGCGGCGCCCGGCCTTTTTTGTGTGCGCCTGCCACCCCACCACCATCCGCGCCCGCGCCTGATCGGCCAGATCCTTTTCGATCGGCCGCCTACCCGTTCTCAGTGTCCAGAAAATTCATGATCCAGCCCTGCACGCAGCCCTTGGCTAACGCCCTGCTGCAGCATATCTGCGCATGGACCACGGGGACGACAACTGGACGGCTAAATGATTGAAGTGAAGGCCTTAATCTGGACAACGCGCAAGTTCGACAACGGCGCTGAAGTCTTCTACCTGACCTGCGCATACACCCCGTTCGGCGTGATCATCATTCACTCACTTGCTGGAGCGAAGTACGCGTTTTCCTACGGCCCATCGGAAAAGCCGATCGGACAATATCCGAATGAAGCGACGGCGATCGCTGCGGCTGAGGAAGATTACCGATCGAAGGTCATCTCGGCCGTGTCCAGCGTTAGCGAAAAAGCAACTCGGACCTGAGCGCTCCCCGCAGTGGCGAACAAGCAACGAGTCTAAGGTCGCTGGGCGCGAGACGCATTTATCATTTCGAGACGAGCTTGGCTGAGGCGCATGGTCTTGAGACTTTCTCACCGCGATTTGCTTGGACATGACATGGACATTGCACGTTGGTTTCTTGCATTCACTGAGGCCCGACTGCGTGCTCTGGAAAAGGAGCTTCTTTCAGCCAGTGCGTCCGATCTGCTTGTCCTAGCCATTGCCGGTGTTCTGGCCATGCTCATTTCTGTTTACCTGCAAGCTCCTCAATCATAGAGTTCCCGTGTTCACGCAGGAACCCGCAGGCTCCGCCGCACGGTGATGTTCCCCTCCCACACCGTGCGGGGAGCCTGCTCGGACATCGTGACCCTCACCTGCACGGTATAGACGCCCTCATCGAGGTCATCGGAGCCGAACTGCACCGCGATCTTGTCCGCGGCCGTGATGGCGCAGCTGTCGGCCTGCACGATGACGCCCGCCGCCTCTGCCAGAGCAACAGCCGTGCCGCCAACGATCGACGTGACCGGGCTACCTGCAGGGAAAACCACCGTCACCTCGAAGGGCGCGCCGTCCAGCTCGTATGTGTTCAGGTTGTCAGTCACGCCACCCTCCAGGTCGCCTCGATGTCAAAGTCCGGCCATTCACCGATGATGGTGAAGGCCCCATAGCTGCCAGATGCGGCCAGCACGGGCCAGCTGCCCTGCACGGTCATCGGGCCATAACTGCCGCTGGCGGCCAAGACGGGCCAGGCGCCCTCGACGGTGAACTGCGGGATGAAGGCGGCAGGATCGGCCACCGTGCCGGCCGCGCTGCCACCGATCGGCAGATCGCCATTCGCCGCGCCCGCGACCAGGACAGCCCCAGCCGCCGCGCCGGTGAGCAGCAGAACCCCAGAGGCCGCGCCAGAGACGCGCACGGCGCCCTGTGCTACCCCGGTGAGGTCAAGGGCGCCAGCCGCAGCGCCAGAGGCCCGCACAGCCCCGCTTGCGGCCCCGGTGATGGGCAGCGTCCCTGCGGCCTGCCCGGTGACCCTGACAGTGCCTTGCGCGGCCCCGGTGAGCGGCAAGGTGCCCGAGCCAGCCCCGGCAATCCGCACGGTGCCGCTTGCCGCGCCAGTGAGGGCCAGATCACCCGCTGCGCTGCCAGTGACCGGCAGAGTGCCCACCACGCCGCTCGCTTGGCCTGTGAGGTCGAGAGCGCCCGAGGCCTGACCCTGAACCCTGACGGTGCCCGTAGCTGCGCCCGTGAGAGGCAGCGTTCCCGCCGAGGCCCCGACCGCCGGGTTGTCAGCATCAGCGCTGCCAGTCAGCGGCAGGGAGCCGGACGCTTCGCCAGTCACCCGCACCGCGCCCGTGGCCGCGCCTGTCAGCGCCAGAGCCCCGGTCGCCGTGCCCGCAACCCTGACCGTGCCCGTCGCCGATCCTGTGAGGTCCAGCGTGCCCGATGCCGTGCCGGTGGCTGGCGCATTGCCAACCGTTCCGGCCGAAGATCCGGTCAGGGGCAGATCGCCCGCTGCGGCCCCGGCCACGCGGACCGTTCCAGTTGCCGCGCCCGTGAAGGCCAGGTCACCGCTGGCCTGACCAGCAACCCGCACCGTGCCTGTTGCCGACCCGGTGAGCGCAATGGTGCCCGTCGCGGTGCCTGCAACTCGGATTGCGCCAGCCGCCGCGCCGGTGATGTCCAGCGAGCCTGCTGCTGCGCCCGAGACACCGGAGGCCGCGCCATAGGGCACAAAGATGATGACCGTGCCGCGCCCGCCAGATGCGCCTGCGCCGTTCCGCGTGCCGCCGCCACCACCACCGAGGCCATCCGTGCCCGCTGTGGGCGCGGTCAGCGGGAACTCGCGCCCACCTGCCCCACCACCGCCTGCGCCACCCGCCCAGAGGTTGGAGCTGTCACCCGCACCGCCGCCACCGCCATAGGTGACAGAGGAACCCGTGATCGACCGAGCGACACCCGCTGCGCCGGTCTGGCCCGTTGCCGCGGCATTCGCGCCGCCGCCGCCCCCTGCGATGCCACCGGTGTTTCCCGGCCCGCCCGCATTGCCCTGCCCTGCGGTGCCCGTGCCGCCCGTGGTGACTTGCCCACCGCCACCGCCGCCGCCAGAGCCGCCTGCAAGGCCGTTGCCGGGAGTGGAGAAGTCCAGACCGCGCCCGCCGCCACCGCCGCCCACGGCAGCCGCCGGGGCATTGGTGCCCGTGATCGAGGAATTGCCGCCATTCGCGCCAGGCTGCGAAAAGTCGATGCCGTTGTTCTGGACGCCGCCCGCGCCGCCGAGACCGACCGCGACGGTATAGCTTGATGCCGTGCCGATGAATGTGGAAGAGGTCAGTCCGCCGAGGACACCGCCAGCACCACCGCCGCCGCCCGGACTGCCGAACTCACCACCACCGCCACCGCCACCGCCCGCGACAAGCAGGTAGTAGATCGTCGCCCCTGCGACGGGCGTGAATGTGCCCGCGCCAGACCATTGAAACACCTGCCCAAGCTGGCCGTCGAACGTGACGTTCTCGGTGATCGTCGGGCTGCCGGTGGTGGCCGTGATCTGGCTGGATGATCCGCCGCCGCCACCTGACGGCACTCCGAAGAACTCATCCCGCAGCAATGCTGCGACTGAGGTGGACCCAAGCCAGAGCGCGCTTCCCCCACGGATGCGGGGGAAATTGCGCAGGTATCTAGCCATGGGCGATCTTGCCCTGACCGCGAACCGTTCCGGTGCTGGTGGTGCTGCAGTTCATCAGCATGAAAAGGCAGCTATCGTTCGGAATTTCCGGCAGGCCAAGCTGCGACCAGTCGAATGTCTCCCCCTTGTTCGCCAGAAGCGTGGACACCATAGTCCGGGGCCGCGTGGCGACGATGCCGAAGTTCCCGGCTGTGCCGGTGGTGGCCGAGAGCGTCACGCTGTTGACCGCGCGGATGAACCGCCCGGCCACCGCCGAAACCAGCGGATAGAGGCGGCCCTGACGAGGGGTAGCGCCGAGGGCAATGGCCGCGAGGTTGCCCGTGGAGGCATCGTCATAGGTCACGTTCACCGTAGCGTTCACGCCAGTCGCGCCGAGGGCAATGAAGACCTCCAACCACCACTGAACATCCGAATAGTTTGCATCACCGCGCCGGGCCGCGCCGGGGTCGGTCGTGACCAGCGACAGCGCACCCTGCGCCGTGGTGACAGTCCCGGAGAGGCCACCCATATGGGCAAGCCGGTCATGGATTTCGACGTTGGTCGCGTTGTTGCCCGACATGACGGCGAGCCATGCGAGGTATGATGTGGCGGGAGCGGTCTGGTTAGCGAACCCGAAGGCTCCGAGCGTGGCGGAGGTCGGAACCGCCGCAGCGCCGGGGGCCACACCAGCGCCCGGAACCCCGGTCGCCATCCACAGGCTGAAGAACTGCCCCGCCGCTGCGTTGGCGAGGCTGGTCTTGTCTATCACGATGCGGCTGGAGTTGTTCCCCAGCGCGTCGAGCAAGAGGGATACGGCATCCGCGCCTTCAATAGCCATCAGACGGCCTCCACGAATTGCGGTGCAAACGCGCCAAGGTCACCGAGAACATAGGCGATCTGCCCGTCCTCGTGTTCGATGACCTCGGTGATTTCATGTTCGCCAGGGAAGCTCTCCGCGAAGGGCGGAAGCACCCGGACCAATTGCCCGACCGACAGCATCACGCGCCCCCGGCGGTGAGCGTGAAGCCGGTGATGGAAACCAGCTGGCCCACGCCGATGGAGACGTTATCGACGGTCAAGTCGCCGCCGCCGCCCGTCGCCGTCACCGTGCCTTGGATGTGGCAGGTCGCGCCTTGCTTCAGGCGGAAGTGGCCCGCGTTGCCGGCCGCATCCGCCGCCGTGTCTGTCCAAGGGCCGCCCGCGATGGCCTTCGAGCCGCCCGAGGCCGCAGCCAGCCAGTCCGCCGGAACGGAAACGGTGGCGAGGACGGTGCCGCTGTCAGCGGCGGCACAGTTGGCCGGGGCCGCGCCGGTGCGGATCTCCAGCGTGAGCGACGTGCTGCCGATCGCCGTCTCGATCGCGTCGAGCGCGGCGTTGCGGGAGGCCGTCGAGAATTGAAAGGCCATGAGGTTGTCTCCTGTGAAGGGTGGTTGTCAGATCACCAGCAGCCGCGCTCGCGGCCAAAGGTGTTGTGGGCGAGGATTTCGCGGGCGTCCTGATCGGTCAGGGCGTCGATGGTGGAGGGGGCCAGCCGGATCGGTTTCCAGCCCGCGCAGTTATTCGGACCAGTCGCGGCGCAGGCGCTCACGAGGGTCACGGTCAGCAGCAACGCGATTGTCGATTTCATTGCGATCCTCATGGGCTTGGATTTCCCGTTTCATGCCCGCAGCCTTCGCTTTCGCCGCCGCGAGACGGTTGGACAGGCTGGCCGAGTGGATGCCGACGATGCCGAGGAGGAAGGCCAGCGTGGCGATCAGGACGAGCTGCCAGTTGCGGAGGGCCCAGATCATTTGCGCCACCGCAGGCCGCGCACCGCAGCGTCGAGCATCAGCGACACGCGCCAATCAGGGATGAAACGGAAGATCATCGCCAGCCGTCCGCCCAGGCGCGCAGGCGCTGCCGGAAAATCACCAGCGAGGCGACGATGGCCACGCCCAAGAGGCTGACGACTGCCAGCTGCACCCACCGATCATCGAGGGCGGACAGCGCCGCCACACCTGCGCCTGCCTTGGCCGCCACGTCCACCACGGTCGCTTGCACGGTCGAGGATTCTGCGATGCTTTCGCGCGGCAGATCCTCGGCCTTCGATGGCACTTGCATGAATTTCAGGTCAGCCGTGGATTCCGGCTCGGTCGCCATCGCCAGAGCGGCTTCCTGCACGTCATTGACGCGCCGGGTCCAGCCGTTGCCGAAGGTCTTGAAGTGCTTCAGTCCGCGCAGGAACCGCATCCGGCGGGCGCAAAGGCGCTCGATCAGGCCATAGACATCCTCGCGATCGATGGCAGCCAGCGTCACCTGCCCGATGATGCCGTCCACCTGCTTCAACCCAAGCTCGCGCTGAATGTCCTGCGCGGCCCGGCGCGGCCCGGAGTTCACGGCATAGTCGAAGAGGGCATAGTCCAGCCCGGACGGCAGATCATCGCCCCGGATCGCGTCCCAATACTGGCGCTTGTAGATGTCCTCGACCTCGCCTGCGGTGATCGCCCGCACGCTGCGGCGCGGGTCACCTGCGCGATCGCGGTAGGCATCATAGACCCGCTGCGTCACGCCAAGGTTGGTTGCGCCGCCCGGGTCCTTCGGGTGGTTCACATAGCCGCCCTCGTGCTGAAGAACATGCTTCAGCGCGATGGAGATGTTCTCTCTCATCGTTCGGTCCTTTCGGAATGTCGGGAAGATCAGCCCCGGATCAGGGCTTTGCGTTGTTCTGCAGGATGTTCTGAATCGCGATCAGGCGCTCTTCGATGCGCCCAAAGCCGAGTTCCAGCGACCGCAGCCGGATCTCGGTGGCATCATCTTCGCGGCGCATTTCGGTGACGGCATCGCGCATGAACGACACCTCTGCCTGCAGCTTCGAGAACGCGATGAGGCCACCAACGCCCATCACGACGAGGGTGATGATGTTTCCCCAGTTCAGCACGTTCTCGAACCTCATTTCGTGATCTCCTCGACGATCGCGCCACACTGCGCCTCGGCAAGCGCCACGGCCTGCCGCAGATCGTCGCTCGTGACCGCAGCCGCGATGGCCTTCTCCGCCGCGCGCCGGATGCCTGCCATGCGCGAGGCGGCGAAGCGGTAAGCCTCAGCCGCCGCAATGATGCGCGCGGCCAGCTCGACCACGGTCTCGCCAGTGATGGATGCCTCGCCCGCCAGGAGCGCGGTGTCGGCGGGGCTGTCTGTCCCGCCCAGCACGGCGAGCGCCGCCTGTTCCTTGGTAGCCCAGGAGAGCTTTTCCGCCAGCGGCACGCCAGCGGTCAGCGTCTCCTCGACGGCCTCGATCGCGGCGATGACTGCGGCGTGGGCTGTGGTGGCGGTGAAGGTCGGCACCGGGATCTCGCCCGGCAGCGCGGGCCGGACGATCTTCTGATCGCCTTCCCAGACCACGATCATGGCTGCGTCGGTCATTGTGCCCCGCTATCCTTTCTGCGGTAGAGGTAGATCGCCGAGGACGCGCCCCCGGTGATGTTGCCCGTGGCGGCGGTGAGCTGCGCTCGGAGGATCTTCTGCGCGGTGCCGTGGTTCCAGCGGTTCCGCTGGACGGCAACTGCTGCAGAGGTCGAGTCTGCGCCGTTCTGGTCACCAAAGGTCAGCGCCGAATGGGTGCGACGTGTCTTGCGAACGTGCGGCAATTCAATGAAGCCAGAGCCAGACAGCGTCGAGCTGATTGAGAAAGTGCCCACCTGCAGCGCGCCGCCATAGGCCCCGCCGGTTTCACGCCAGAGGTTGATATTAAACGCCCCGGCGGCACCGCTGGAGAACACCTCATCGAAGAGGATCGCGTATTCCCAGCCGTTGGCGAAGTCCGGGGTGGTGACGGCGGCCACGGCACCATCAACCGAGAAGGACCAGATCCGGCCATTGTTGGCGTCGTTGTTGATGACCTTGTTATAGGGGTGCCAGGCTGCGGTGTTGACCGGCGCAGTCGGGTCGCCCTCGGCAATCGAGATCGGGTTGTCCCGAAGCGCCTGCATGGTCGTGGCGAACGGCTTTGCGCCAACCGCAACCAGCGCGTTCAGGATGTTGGTAAATGCGGTCATATCAGGTCAGATCCATCCATAGGGAATGACGTTTCCGGCGCCATCGGTGCCAGCGGCATCGACCCAGCAGCCGATTTCCGTCACCGGTCGCGCATCGGCATCAGCAACGAACTCCCAAAGGAGACCGCCGCTTTCATTGTCTTCGGCCACGAAGCGGTAAACGCCGCCCTGCTCCACCGTCTCGGCCGAGGTGATCAGCCAAGGCGCTAGGCGCTCTGCGCCCGTGAAATCGGTCAGCATAAAGTGCCGCACCTGCAAAACATCCCCGGTCCACACCTCGGCGATGTCTTTGGCGGTCAGGGTGAAGGTGATCTGCTTGCGGACATCACGGAAGCGCCGCAGGTATGCCTCGCCGAGCGTCCGCGCGATGACGTTGGTCGGCACCCAGCGACAGAAGATCTCCTTGACCTTTGTCTCGCCGTATTGCCGTTCCTTATCGACATCGATGAAGGCCTCGGCACTGGCAAAGCTGTTCTTGTCGGTAAGGCTCAGGATCGGGTTGCGAGGGTTGAAGTAGACATAGACCTGCGAAGCCCGGTCCTTTGGATGCTCCGTCACCGTGAAGCTGTCGGCGATGATGTCGCCTTCCTGCGTCAGCGTGCGAGGCGCGAAGTTCGGCCGCTGTGCCCGGAAGATGATCTCCTGGACGCGCTCGTCCCACCAGACATTGGCAAGGCCCTGCTGGCACAGTTCGCCCACCAGCCGGTCAACGTCGTTCGGCTCGGTCACATAGCCCGTGAAGCGGTAAAGCGCCCGCCATTCGTTATGCTCTGCGTCCCAGGCTGGCTTGTCGATGTAGGAGGTTGGGATGTCCCCCCAGACGGTCAGAAGATCGTAGATGATGTCGTGAAACGGCGTGTCGATGTAGGCCAACACACGCTGGACGCGGGAGTTGGCCGACTGCGCAGCGGCCGTCGTGTTGAGCGCTCCCCTCGTCAGACCACTGAACAGGATGTTCGTCCCTGAGGTGGCCCGAGAGGTATAGGCGATCAGCTCGGAGCCGATCCGCACCCATCCGGTCGCCGGGTAGTCGGCGAGCAACGCGCCGGCCACAGTCAGCGATGTGTCAGCGGCCCCTATCGCGGAGGCGAGGATGCCGCTGGAAAGCGCTGGAGCCTTCACACCGGTGTCGGTGATTTTCCGCAGGATGTCCTTGGCGGTGATGCGGACTGAGGACCGGCTGAGGTCGATCTTCTCGATGCTGTATTCCCGCTTGATCATCGCGGAAAGATCGTCACCGAAATAGCCGTCATAGATGTTCAGCGTGAAGCCCACATGGAAAGGGTTTCTCGCCAGCCATTTGGTCCAGAAGCTGCCTCGCTGCACCGGGTTCCATGAGCGAGTGGAAAGGTAGGGATCAAAGCCGACATCGTTGTACGGAAAGTCCTTGATCGCCACCGTCGCCACGGCGCGAGCCCCCAAGGGCGAAAGGTCATCGTTCCCGGCGCCCACGTTCAGGACAGTCGGGGCCGTGTCGACGGCCATCAGCGCAGGGATCGCCGTGCCGGGCTGGAAGCCAGAGGCAAGAACGCGGTTCGCCGCAGGCATGACAAAGCGCATGACGACCGATGCGGTGAGGTCGAGGGCAGTGGTGAACTTGCAGGTCGCGTCGGTGTTCCAGCATCGATCACCGGTCGCAAGGCATGGGGCCGTGCCGAAGACGCGCGAGCAGAGCGGCTGGATGATCTCGACCACCTGAAGCGGTTCGCGGACAAAGGTCATTCGAGGAAGCCCGTGATCGGGAGGGAAACGGACATCAGGTCAACGATGCCCATGTTCGTCGGTGTCGGCGCGGCGTCGGTCCAGCACCATGCCACCGATTCCGGCATCCGCAGCGGGTTCTGGATAAGGCCGAACGGCGACTGCGGCAAGGCCAGGGCAAAGGGTTGGAAGTTGGCGCGATACCATGCCGAGGTCAGGTGATCCCAAGGCATTTCAGTGCTGAGCGCCTGCCGCTGGATGGTGCGGCCAAGCCACTGCCCCGTCTCCGACTGCGATGCCCGGCTTTCGACCATGCGCGATAGGCCGATGGGCTGGATGCCACCGAAGACGGGCCGCTCCATCTGCAAGGCGACACCCCAGCGAATGATGCCGATCTGGACAGCAGTGGAGACACCGCTCAGCGTGATGCGGACGCGGCGGATCGTGTGCGGTGCCCCGGCCCCGGTGTTGAACATCACCGCGATGGTGGAATTGTCGGTCGGCACAATGGTCGCGCGGGTCGTGAAAGCGCCACCCGTGGTGCTCGATGTCTCGACTGTGACGGTCGTGCCGGTGCTGCCAAGATTGTGCGCCGCGATGAAAAGCGTGTCGACATCCGCGTTGGCTGCTGTTTCCAGCGTCCAGCTTTGGGGAAGCGCGCCCGGGGTCCAGCGCTGATTGGTATAGTCGTTCGCTGCGAGAGCGGCATTGGTCCCGCCGCCGGTGATCGTGCCAGTGAGCGGGTTCCAGAGGATCCGCGCGTGGTTCAGTGGCCGGTTGCTGCCGAGCGTGTAGCCGGAGGTGGAGAGCGTCATCAGGCGCTCCCGATCGTGCCACGGATGGAAGAACCATTCCGCTGCGCTTCGTTCAACTGCGTCACCAGCTGGCGCACGATCCGCTCCCCAAAGCCAAAGGGGTCGTTGGAGATCGTGAAGTTCATGGTCTGAATCGGCGCGGCAGCCTCAGTGGCGCCGCCAGATCCTCCGGCCGATGCGCTTGCAGAAACTCCGCCGCCGGTCTTTCCGGCACTCTTGATCGCGCCGACGAAGCCCATCCCTTTAGCAATGACAGCGGCCGCGCCCGCAAAGCCAAGCGTCCCCTTTTGCAGCTCCTTTGCCGCGCCCTGATATGTAGAGATAAGGGCCTGAGCTGCGCCGAAGATGGCTGCAATGCGCTGCTGCTTCTGCCCGCCTTGCTGAAGGATGGTTGCCATCCCTCCCATAAAGGCATTGGCCTGATCGAGAACAGTTCCGTAACGCATGACATCAATCTCAGCCATCTTGCCTTGGTGCTGCTCGTTCACCCCTTGCATCAGGGCCGCATATTCCTGCTGTGTAACGAGCTGCTGTTCGAGCGCCGCGGCGAGCATCTCTTGCCGCTTGGCATAGCTCTCCATCTCGATCTGCTCTTCAGTCATCATCTGCTGGCGAAGGGCTTCCAGCTGCGTCTGGATGGGGTTTGCACCGCCACCACCACCTCCACCGCCACTGGCGCCATCAGGCACCGCGAAGTTATCGACGCCGAACGTGTTCGACTGGCCAGCGTTCGCGCCAAACTGGCGAGGATCGCCACCGCGACCAGAATAGACCATGGAGGCTTGGGCGAACTCTCTTGCCTTGGAAAGCGCGGCGTCGATCCATCCTGTAACCGCCTGCCACGGCGAGGAGATGTCGGTATTGCCGATTGTGTTCATGATGGCCTGAAATTGTCGCGACAGGTCGTTCATGGTCTGCTGCATCTGCACGCGGGCTTTTTGGGCCTCGCGAGCAGCCGCCAGCTCGGCACGGATCGCCTTGTCGGCTGCCAGCTTTTCCCGTGCGGCATTGATCTGAAGCTGCAGCGCGTTGGCCTGGTCGATCATGTATTGCGCGACTACGCCTTCGGCCTGGACAGCCTCTTCGCGCAGTCGGGTCTGTTCGGCCACGAGAGCACCCAGCTCACGCGCGAGCTTGACCTGCTCCATCGTGTCGAGGCCCGTCTGCAGCATGAAGAGTTCGTCTTTTGCTGTCGCGGTGCTGGTGGCCAAGTCGTCCATCGCCTTCGTGAAAGCGGACGCCTGCTCGGACGCTGACAGGAACGCAATGCCAAGCGGGATCATGACCGCCGCAGCGGTGCCGATAATCGCACCCCATTTCCCAAAGCTCATCGCCAACTGCGGAAACTGCTGGGCGAAGGCTTGGGTCGCGGAAGTCCCCGCGCCTACCTGCACCGCAAAGTCCTGAATCTGAAAGCCGACATTCTGCAGCCCGCCGCCCATGCCGCGCATACCCATTGCGGCCATATCCGCCGCATTGTCAGCCCGCAGGTAGGCAGCGGCCAGACCGTCCATCATGGAAGCATGTTCGCGGGCCGAGATCGCGCCCATCTCCAGAGCGCTGTCCAGTTGGTGAAGCGCGGCCTCGTAGCGCTTCGACGCGGCGAAGAGCGGGTCGATCGATGCGCGCAGATTGTCCACTTGCGCGCGGGCTTTGTCGAAGGCCTCGAAGGCCGCCGCGCTGTCGCGGGCGCTCTTGCTGAACTCGGTCGTGACACCAGTCAGCTTGTTCATTTCGCGCTGGAACTGGACGCCCGCCTCGCCGATCTTGGCGATCTGCCGCTCAAGGGTCTTGGCGGCCTTCTCCATGTCGGCAAGCGACTGCTCACCAGCCTGCCCGGCGCGGGTCAGACCGGCGACATCGGCCCCGATCATGAAAACGATGTCGCCGTCCTGAGCCATCAGAGCTTGCCCTTCTTCGCGTCCTGAATCAGGCGCTTCATCTGCGCCCTGTCGTCTTCACTGAGCCCCTTGCGCTTCGTCGGTTCTTCCAGCGTCTCGCAGAGCCACCAGAAGTGCCTCGGGGGCATCCGCCAGAACTCCGAGGGAGCAACCCGGAGTCGCGCGACCGCGATCTGAAACGCGGTCTTTACGAAGCGTCCGTCTTTTCCGGCTCACCTGCCTTGCCTTGCGGCGCGCCATCCATCAGCACGGCAACCAGCGATGCCAGAACGCTGAAATAGGCAGCAGGGTTTCCCGCCTGAAAATCGGCCATCATCTGAGAATGCACGTCCTTGTCGGTCATGCGCCCACCGGCTGCGCGCAGGATCACCCCAATGCAGCGGGCCATCTTGAAGAATTTCGGGCTCTTCGCCCAGCCGATGACCTCAGGGAGCGAGGCGATGTCCTCGATCCGCTCCCCGATCTCGAAGGCACGGCTCTCAGGGATGACGTAATCCTCGCCCTGAAACGTGATCCGGATTTCCGCCATCAGGAAAGCGTCCAGGTGCCGGAGGACACAAACTCCGCCGAGAACTCGACGGCGTCGTCATGCGGGTTGCCTTCCTCATAGGAGGTCATGAAGAAGTTGCCGGCCAACTGGTCCGCCGCGGTGAGCGCATCGGCGAAGGTGAAGGTCAGGTCGGTGATCAGCGGCGAGCCAGCAGCCGAAAACGCGATGGTGCGAAGGACCGGGTCTTCATAGACACCTTCGACCGAAAGCGTGATCTGCTTGGTCGCGGCCTGCGTGAGCAGCTCGATCACGCCGTTGGAATCGCGGTCTGTCACGTCGATCGGTTCGTTCGCCACCGAAACGGTGGTCACGCGCACACCACCGATCGGGGTCGCAGCGCGCGAAAGGACGGCAAGCCGCCCGGGTGCCTTTGCCATGGTCAGTCTCCTTTATGGCTGCCGTTCCATCAGGCCGCGATACTCGCAGACCCCGTGAAATGACCCGTCCGGCGCGTCGAGAACTTCGCTCCGCTCGCGCTGGATCAGGATGTGGCGGTGACCGGTGATGGTCAGCGCGCCACGGTGAAGGCGGTCATAGATCGCGCCTTGGATTTCCTTTGCTTCCCGCATGCTCTCGGAGCGGGACCGCACATGGATGCGCGCGAGGTAGTCAGTGCCGGTCGCGCGCGCCGTGTCGAAGGGGTTCATGACGATGAACCCGATCTCAACGTATGGCCACTCGGCTGCCTGCTTGCCTCGATCGACGACTCTCAGTCCAAGCGCGCTCAGGGCGCTGAAGAGCGCCCCCTGAATTGCCACTTCGCCAGCCATTAGCGCCCTGCCACCTTGGCGATGCGCGCGGCCAGCCGCTTGACGAACTTCTGCGTGGCGATGGTGTCGATCTTGCTCATCACCTTCTCCTTGGACCGCAGAAAGAACGCATGTTCAATGCCGTCAGGACCGTCGCCATACTCCAGGAAGCGCCAGTAAAAGGCGCCCTTGACCCGAACCGAAGCGCGAGCCTCGCCGTCCTTGTCCCTTTCTGCCCGGCTACGCGTACCGGCCCGCATCTTGCCCTCATCCACCGGCATGATGGTCCGGGCCTCGTCCGCGATCGCTTCTGCCACGTCTTTGACAGTCTGGCGCGAGAGGAGCTTTGCCTCCTTGGGCATCACGTCTCGCAGAACGCGTCGGACATCATCGATGCCCCGGATCTCGACGCTCATTGGTTCACCCCGCGCTCGGCTTCGATGGTGAGCCGCATAGCCCGACCGCCTTCGTCGCGGATGCCACGGATGTTGTATGGCACGCCCTGCCACAGGATACGGTCTGTCGGTTCAATGTCGCGCCGGTTGTGGATGGTGAACAGGACGGTGAAGGTGGCGCTGATGCGGCCCTCATCCATGCCCTCTTTGCCCGCCTTGGCGCGGACGTTGGCCCAGATCTGCGGATGGGCTGCGAAGTTGGCCCATGTCCGCGTGACGCCGCCGATGCCGTCTGACGTCTCGGTAAAGCGTTGCAGCGTGATGAGCTGGTCCAGTTTGCCGGGCTGCATCAGATGGGCCTGATCCGCCAAGATTCCATCAGCGCCTGCGCCGACAGCGGCACCTCGGACATCGCCCCAGCCTCGGAGTTTGCACGGCGCTCGAACAGGTCAGCGGCCAGAAGCATCACCGCCGCGCGAAGATCGGCGGGCAGAGAGGCGAAACCTACCATGTAAACGACCTGCACCGGATACCCCTGTCCGGTCACCACAGGCCAATCCGAGGCGGGCAGAAGCAGCGCAGGGCTGTCACCTGCCACCGTGGCACCCGTAACCGCGACACCATCGACGGTGACGGAAGTCACTGCGCCGACCTCACCGCCCGGAAGCTCGACCGCTCCATTCCCGGCCGGAAGTCCCGGCAAACGAAGCGTGGCAGAGCGGCGGGTCAGAAGCCGCTGGATTCGGCGCTCGATCATCGTCTGCGCAGCGAGGGTGTAGCCGCTGATCAGGGTCGCTTCGCTGCCGTCGGTGACGCGCAGGTGATTTGCCATGTTGCCATAGGGCACGCATGGCGCGGCAATGGGGGCAGCCGACCAAACCCGGTTTCTGGGTGCGTAAGCCATGCTGCCCTCGCGCATTGTCACTCGGTGGGCTCTTCGGCGGCCGGCACATAAGCCGTCGCGGCACCGAGATCGATGAGGCGAGCCGCCTCTGCAGCGTCGGTCTCCAGCACGTCGCCGGGGTTGTAGGACAGCTCAAGGCCAGAATAGATGCACGACAGCACCACCTTGACCAATTCTGCCTTCTCAGCTTTTGCCATGACTTGTCTCCAATGGCTGACGTAACCGAGGGCGAGACCATCCCGCCCCCGTGCAGATCAGAACAGATCAGGTCGCGGCGTTCACGAAGACGCGGACCTTGTTCGCGTCGATCAGGTTGCCGCCGGTCCGCATCAGAGCGAGGAAGCCGACCTGCCCGTTGCGGGTGAAGGCCGAGTCCGTGAACCGGTACATCTCCAGCGCCATCACATCGCGGATGTAGTAGCCGCTGAAGTCGCCGAAGAGGATCGAGCGCGCGGATGCGGCCATGCTCGCCACGTCTTGGTTGATCGTGATCGGCGAGCCGAGCAGGCGATCCGGCGAGCCGCCGGGGTTGCCGCTTTCGTAGCCGGGCACGAAGATCGGGCGCTGCTGGCCGTCACGGATCTTGCGGATTTCCCGCAGGGTCGTGTCGTTGAACATCCAGCCCGCCATCGCCCGGTATGCCGGGTCAACCGAGTGCTGCAGGTTCACAAGGCTGTCATAGGTCACAGCCGTCACCTGCGACGTGCCGTTGGCAGCGGTCACGCCAACCGTGGCGGCGGTCGCGATACCGTTCGGCTGGCCCGTACCCGTCCCAGTGGTGAACATGCGATTGGTGACGCGACCGATGCGGGTCACAAGACGGCCCTGAACGAAGCCCTCAATGTCCACGTTGCTGTCTTGGATCAGTTCCAGCGGAACTGCCACGTCGAGCGACGAAAACTTGAAGACCGGCAGGCCGACCGTGCCGAAGGCAACGCTCTGACGGCCAACGGTCGCGTTCTCTGCGACGATCTCGCCCTCTTCCGTGGTGCCGTCCGAGGTCGGGAACGACATGCCGCCGAAGCCGGAAGTGGCGATCACGGTCGAAACCGCGCGCATGCCGCCGAACTCGCGCAGGCGGTCGATCACGCTCGTGGCGACCTCGGAGTCGACGCTGAACCCACCCTGCGACCCCGTGGTGGTCGACATGGTGTTGCGGATGGTGGCCCAATCTTCGGCGTTCAGCGCCGCATCGCCGCCGCGCAGCCATTTGGCATAGACCGACATGGCCTTGTTGCCCTTGTTCCGGGCGGCGCGGTCGGCACCTTCCGCCATGCTGGCCGTCGACGCTTCCTCAGCCAGCTTGGCGTTGGCATCGACGATCCGCTTGATGGCAGCATCGATCTTGTCGATCTCGGCCATCGAGTTGTCGTAGGTCGCCTGATCAACGACGGTGTCGAAGTCGGGCTTGTTGACCAGTTCCTGGAGCGCAGCCGCAATCGTGCCGCGCTTCTCGCGAAGAGCCTGAATGGACATGATGTCCCTTTCCTTGATGATTGCCGCGTCTGCGGCGGTGGTCTGGCGCGGCGCGCTCAGATCGGATTTGCCACCAAGCGGGCGGCAAGTTTTCGGGCGCGGGAGGCCGCGGCGAGCGCCGGGTCTTCCGCAGTTGGTTCAGGAGCCAGAGCGTCTTGCGTTGGCTCTGGCATGGCGGGCGCGTTGGCGAATGCGCTCAGGCTCCATTTAGCCTGCGGGCGCTGCGTGTTGCCTTCCTTCACCTCATCGGCGAGGCCCTCGGCAACTGCCTCCTCGGGCGTGAACCACGTCTCGGCGCGCATCAGGTCCTCATAGACCGGCGCGTCCTTGCCGCTCTTGCGGGCATAGGATGCAGCGATCTGTCCGTCGATCTTCTCAAGCAGGTCAGCGGTCTGGCGCAGGTCATCCTCGTTGCCGATGACCATGCCCCAAGCCTTATGGATCATCATCTGCGAACCCGGCACCATCACGCAGCGGGCGCATTCCACAGCGATCACCGAGGCTGCAGACGCGGCGATGGCATCGATCTGCGCCGTGATGGGATGCGGGAACTCCCGCATCGCCGCGATCATGGCCTGCGCTCCGAAGACAGACCCGCCCGGCGAATTGATGCGGAGCGTCACCGGCCCGTCGCAGGACTGCAACGCCGAGATGAAGCCCATCGGGGAAACGCCGCCGAACCAGTACGCCTCATCCTCGTCGGCCGCGACGGCGTCATAGAGCCAGATCACATTGGCCTCGGCGCGAAACTCGCCTTTGCCCTTGTTCTCCAGCCGCATCTTGAGTTGCGGTGTCATGGCGTCGGGTCCTCTTCGGTTTCTGCCGGTGGCGGGGCGGGCGACGGCTGCAGATTGCCGTTCACCTTGCGCGACAGGTTCAGCTTGTGCCGCACCTCTTCGACGCTCATGATCGGCTGCTCTCCCGCACGGCCCAGGGCGATGCGGAAGGTCTCGATCAGCGTCTTGAGGTCAGCGTTCTCCAACTCGCTCGTGTCGAACTTCGCCACGAAGCGGGTGGTGCGGAAAAACTTGCGGTTGATCTCATTCTCGAAGGCGTTCAGGTGATCGCGCAACGTGAACCGGACAAAGCCCGTGCCCATCGCTCCGACGCCTGCGCCCCAGCTGGTCGTCTTCTCAGTGTGGCCGATCATGAACGGTGGGACGCCGTAGATCCGCGCAATCTCCTCGACTTGAAAACGCCGCGTCTCCAGAAGCTGCATTTCTTCCATCGGCATGGTCAACGTCTTAACGTCGAGACCACCCTCAAGGATCATCGGGCGGCCCGCGTTCTGCGGACCCGTGTGATCAGAGATCCATTCCTTCAGTCGCGCGAACTGATCGTCGGTCAAGGACGCATCGGTCTTCAGCGCCATTTCAGGGCGGGCAGCGTTCTCCAGAAACTTCGCCGAGAATTGCTGAGCGTTCAGGGCTACGCCACCAGTCATGCGCAGAGCATAGCGCAGGGGCGACATGCCCCGGATGCCGTTGTACCCAACCCCCGGAATGTGGAGCATGTCGTCTTGGTCGATCACCCGCGTCTGCGATGCGGCCTCATCAGGGGTGCGGATCGTTGAATCCGGCCTAACCTCGTAGACCAGCCGCTCGCCGTCGCGCGTAGCGATGACCTCGACCCGGTTCTGATGGATCGGCACCAGCGCGCGGATGGCGCCGTTGGGTGACCTGCGGATCTCCACAAAGCTGTCACCGTGCAGAAGCTTGGACCCAGCGCTAAAGGACCACCCCGCAGCAGCGGGCCAGCGAGGCGCAAACTCCTCGTTCAGCACCCACCACAGCGGGTTGTTCTGGTCGCGCTCAAGGTCACCGTTCTGGTCACGGCGATAGATATGCACCGGCAGCGTCGAAATCGCCCCGGCAATCAGGTTGACGCAGCCGTAGACCGCCGAGACTGTCAGCGCGGAATGCTCCGACAGCACGGCATTTGGCGCGCCCGTGAATGCCTCGAACACCGCATCGCCACGACGCACGAGGCTCGAATCCACTGGCGCAGTGAGCGCCTTCGGGCCGAAAAATGCGGCGATCCGGGACAGAAAGCTCATAGCGTCCGCGCTCTGATCATCGGTGCCGGAGCATCAGGCTGCCACGTCCCCGCCACGCTCATCGCCATCGCAAGCGCCACCATCCCGTCGATCCGGCCATTGATTTCATCTTGGACAGCTTTCGGTTGCCTGCAGGATCGGCCTGCACGGTTGCGTTGCGGGCGCAGGTCTCCAGCACGGGATGCCCGCCATGCGCGATGCGCTTGTTCAGAATTGCGCTTTCCAGATCCCGAAGAGCGGGCGACATGGACTGGAAACCCTGCCCCATCGGCTCGAACAGGCCGCCCTCGTCCAATTGCGCGTCGGTGAATCCGGCCTTCTGCAGCCACGGTTTCAGATGCCGCCAGTTCCAACGGTCGAAAGCGATCTTCCGAACGTCATTGACCTCGCAGAAGTCCCAGAGGAACGCCGCGACATATTCATATTCGACCGTCGCTCCCGGCGTGGTCTGCAGGTGCCCCTGCCGGTGCCACAGGTCATAGGGAACCCGGTCAACCCTCGCCTTGTCCGCCAGCCCGCGCGAGGGCAGCCAGAAGGTCGGCTTGACGTGCCAGACCGCATCAACCGGCGCGACCGCAACGAAGGCCGTGAGGTCCGACACCTCCGACAGGTCGAGGCCCGCATAGACAGGCAAGCCGTCAAAGCTCTTCACCACCGGCGCGGCACAATCTGCCCATGCAGACCGACTGACGAACGGCGCGTTCATATCCACGCGCTGGTTCAGGATCAGGTTCCGGTACTCTGCCTCCCGCGAAGGCATCCGGCGGGCATCCTCGGCCATCGCCATCGTTTCCTGCGCGTTCTGGAAGTCTCCAAACGCCGGGTTGGCGGCCCGGATTGCTTCCTCACTGAACGGGTCCATCTCCTGCGGCGCGGTGTGGAGCGACACCACAACGCGCGGGTCTTTCCCGCTCAGCCCGTCCTCGATCAGCAGCGACAGCAGGTCCGCATCGGTCGGAGCCTGCGTCGAGATGATGATCGACAGCGGATTGTCCTGCGCACCCGTCGCCGTTTCCAGCGCCTCGTAAAGGTCCGACTTCGGCCCCTTCACTTGGCCCAGCTCGTCATGAATGATCAGCACCGGCGAAAGACCATATGCCGTCGATGCATCCGCCGACAGCGCCCGATAGAGCGTCCCAAGCTCCGTGCAGGCCAACTGCTTCGCCGTGTCCCTCACCACGACCACCGCCGCCAGCTCAGGCGACATGCGCACCACCTTTGCCGCCAGCGCGAACAGGATTGCCGCCTGATCCCGCGACTGCGCCGCGCTGAACAGCTGGCTATTCGGTCGCGCCTCGGGGCCGCAGAGGTGCAGAAGCGTGATGAACGACGACAGCGCCGTTTTTCCGTTCTTCCGCCCGAAGCTCAGGATTGCCCGGCGCGTCCCTGCCGGATTGTCGTAGATCCTCCGCAGTTCTTCCTTCTGCCATTCCCGCAGGCGCACCGGCTTGCCTACGTCCCGACCCTCGGGAATGCGGCAGAACCTCTCGATCCACCCGATGTTGCGTTCTCCGCGCGTCTCCGGCGCGGGCTTGCGCTTCACGCTTCCCAAGGCCGTTTCATCGGGCTGCGGCGCGACTTCTCACCGCCAGCCCCGCGCGCTGAGTAGCTTGCTTGCTGCGAGATGCGCATCGATGCCGCCAGCGCCTTCAGCGCCGAGGATTCCTTCGCCTGCATGCCGAGAAGGTCTTTCATCTCGGCCACATTGATCTCTTCGCGTGCCGATGCGGTGTCGATCATCTGCGCCACCCGACGCGCCGTGACCGTGTGGCGGCACCACTGCCGGAGAAGCGGCCATGTCTCCCGCTGGAACCAGTCTGCAGGCATCGCATCGACCGTCTCGACCCAAACATCAGCCTCCTCCGGCGTCAGATCGAGCGGCGCATCGGGGCGGCGAATGACCTGGACGGCCTGCACGCCGACGCCAGCGACTTCAAGTGCCGCCGAGGATGTTTTGCCGCGTTGGCCCATATCGAAACCTTGCCATTTGTGTGAAGGAAACCCCCACGCCGGTCCCCCGGCCCCGAGGCCTGCAAGAATGCATACCCCCCCTACCCTTCACTCCGGCCAGATCGGGCTGCCACCTTCATCGAACCCAAGCCGCTGCTTGATCGTCCGACCTTGTGCCTGTGCTGCCTCTGCCGTGGTCTTGGCCTTGTGGCAGTCGGCGCATGTCGCTTCGAGGTTGGATGGATCGTCGGTCCCGCCCATTGCCTTGGGCTTGATGTGGTCAACCGATGATGCGGGTGTCGGCCTGCCCTTGCGCCAGCAGGGTTGGCACAGGTGATTGTCGCGCTGCATGATCAGCGCCCTGAGCTTGACCCACTTGCTGCCGTAGCCTCGCGCATGTCGGCTGGTCTTGTGCCATCCTGACATGCTGCCTGTCCCAGAAATGCGGAAGGCGGCACCCTTTTCAGATCACCGCCTTCAGTCATGATACAGAAGTTGACGCAGTATCTTGCGGTTGTCAACGTCCTCGATACTCCACCTGCCTTCCGGCCAGCCCATCCGCTACACAGGCCAGCGCCAGCTTCACCCCGGCCCAGTCCGACACGCTGGCATCGTCCACCACGGCAGCGATGCAGGCAGACCGTGCGCGGCCATCGGCATAGCCCAGCCAGCCCTGCACGGCCATGAAGGCGCTGATGGCGCTGCGGTAGCGGTCGGCTTCTGGACGATCATCTGGCGCGGGGTCTGATGCGCTGGCGGTCATGGGGTCCACCGGGGCAAGGATGCGCAGGCAGACCGGGTGACGGTTCGGTGCGCCCAAAGCCCGATCATAGGCGGCCCAGACGCGGCGCATGTGCTTGACCGCGCCCCACAGGTCCGCCCGCTCGCATCCGGCCAGATCGTCCAGCAGCAGCGCGATGCCGACTTCACACCCGGCCATGTCCGACCGGGCGAGGATCGGGGCGGCTTGGCCCAGCGGTGCAAGCCTGCGGGTGCGGGCCTCGATGACGGTGGTGGTTTCGTCCAGCATGTCGGTTCTCCTGCCCTGCCCCGCCCGTTCCTTCATCGGCGCTGCCTCTCCGCCGGGAAGTGTGATCTTGCGCTTGCGGCGTCTGCGCTTGCGTTCGGCGATGGAGGTCATGCGTGGCTCCGATAGCGTTCATCGCTCTGGAAGGCGCGATAGGTCATCAGCGATGGGTTGAAGGTCAGCTTCGCGCCGCCTGGGTCGATGTCGTAGAGCTGGCGGTCGCGGACCTTCCAACACTCCACCATTACGAACTCATCGACCTCGCCGTCCTCCCGCGGCTTGCGGTCCTGAAACACGCTCCAGCCCAACGCTGGCTTGTTGAAGAACGCCGCCGAATCCGCGATGTCGTAGCCTGTCGGGGCGCGCGGCTTGCCGTCTGTCGGCATCTTCTTCGGGTGGGCGATGACGCAGACGTGAGTGTCGTATTGCTCAGCCCACTGCCTGATCTGCTGGAGGGCGAAGTTGATGTAGGCCGTCATGCTCTCGCCGGGCATCGGCATGTGCTCAAGCTCATTCCAAGGGTCAAGGATAATCAGCTTGCACCCATCGCGGACAGCCAGCGTGTAGATCATCGACTTGGCCCATTCGAGATGATGGGCGCCATCGTCGAACGTCCGATGCACGATCCGGACGCTGCGGTCCAGAGTGGCCCCGACCTCGGCTTGCTGGCGCGCCGAAAGGTCAGCCCAAGGCTTCCCGCATTCAAGCCTGCAAAGATGGTCACGGGTGCGGTGCGGGTGCGTCTCGAACGACATGAAGCCGACGCGGACGCCCTCATGCTTGGCGACGTGATATGCCGCAAAGGTGCTGAAGGTTGATTTGCCTGCGCCCGGCGTCCCGGTCCCGACCGACATTGCCCCGATCTCAAATGCCAGCACGAAGTCGAAAGGCTTCATGCCAAGGCGCAGGACGCGCCGATCTGCGGCCGGCGGAAGATCTGTGATGCCGGTGATGAACCCACCGGCGGGGTCGATCCGCTTTGCCTCCAAAAGGCACCGCGCCAACTCACCTTCGCCGAAACGGACCAGCACATCGTTCGCGTCCTTGCAGCCTGCAGGCCAAGCCACATAGCGCACATCGTGACCGGCCAGAATGTTCGCCACGGTCTTCGGCAGTGATGCCCCAGCCGCGTCGTTGTCGCCTGCCACGATCACCCACGGCGAGGCGCGCAAGGCTGCCTCTGCGGAGACCAGAACGTCTCGCTTTCCGCCGTCCTCGTTCCAACCGTCCGGCAGGGACACGGCGCGACTGTAGCCCGCCTGGATCACCGATAGCGCGTCGATCTCGCCTTCCGTGATAACCACCGGGCCATCCCCGGCTTTAAGCGCATCCTCGTTGAACAGGCCCCTCGTCACCCCTTGCGTCGAGCGCCAGTCCTTGCGATCAACGGCGCGGAACTTCGCCGCGTATCCCTGACCGTTGCGACGATACGGAAAGGCCACGGCTGCGCCCAAGCCGGGATGCTGGGTCAGCTTGACGCCCATATGAGCGATCAGATCGGCGTCCAGCTTTCGCACCTCTGTCAGCCATTTCATCCCGTCTGTCATCGTAAAATTCCCCACCCTTCCATCCGCAATGCCAGCAGTGCCACTGGACGCCATCAGGCTTGAACGTGACGCTGAGGCAGGGGTCGGTCTTGTTCCGCCGCTGTGCGCTGCATTCCGGGCATAGCGCCCTCACCGTGCCGGTCGTCCGCTTCACGCTGATGCCGTGGCGCTGGACGATCTCCCATGCCGTTGCCATTCCTCACCGCCTCCATCGCCTGCCACCTGGTCAGGCCTTGCGCTGCCGCCGCTTGTGTCTCCGCCTCGAACCGAGACAGGCCGCCGTCGAACTCCATGATCGCCGCCCGCTCCTCGAACCCATCCCGGTCAATGGACAATTTTCCACCCCATGAACTGATCGAACCGCCGCGTGGTGCCATCCGGGAAAACCCGCTCCTCGCCGTGCTCGGGCTGGCCCGCAGGGCGCGACGACCTCGGCTTGTCGTCCATCGCCTTCCGAACCCAGTTGCGCCACGTTGCCAGCCAGTCGGCCTTGGTGCCGTCCTTGCCGCTCCTGCCCAGCCAGTAATCCCGAAACCTGTCCGCCTGCCCCAGAACTGCCGATACCGACATGCCCTGCGAAACCGCCCATTCCCGCCACTCGTCGGGAAGCTGCCAATCAGCCGAAAGGCGACTGCCGATTTTCTTTGGAGAACCGTTAGGTTCTCTTTCTTTTAATGAGGGTGAGGGTGAGGGTGAGGGGGCATTGCGTTCGCATTGCGTCTCAGGCATTGCATCCGCATTGCGTTCGCTTGCCTCTTTTTGCTTATTCCACCGTGACTTAGCGGAAGCGATGTTCTTTTTGCGCTTCTCAAATGTGTATGACCATTCACGCTTAAGGCGTTTCTGCGTCAGAAAATTTCCGGTCGATTGGCAGAACTCTTTGACGATGGATTCGAGCGTTTCAGCCTCCCCATTCTCCACCCGCAGGCGGCGTCCGATCCATGCCATATCGTTCGGTATGCGGCATTCCGGCGACCGCCAAATCAGGATCAGCAGGTCCATGTAGAGGCCCCGTTCGGCGCGCGTCAGGTGCGCCGTGTCGGCAATCCACGAGTCCGTGAAAAGGGGGATGGCGGCAAACTCAGCCACGGTCACGCCTCCGCTCTGCCTGCCGCAGGCGCCACTCCACGCAGATCAGGTCGGTGTGCGCCTGCTCTGCGGTGAACTCGTCCCGCGCGGCTATGGCAGCGTTGACGCGATCCATGAACAGGTCACGGAACACAGCCAGGTGCTGCCAGTTGGTTTCTTCGGACCAGTGCTTCATGCGGCACCGATCCGCTCGACGATGAGGATCGTCTGGTCCTTGTCGCCCCAGAGCTTCTTGCAGCCCTCATATGCCGCGATCTGGCTGTCGTCCTCCCACGCGATACGATTCAGCCCGTCCTCGATCTCCTTGATGATGTTCGACAGGTCAGGCTTCTGCGTGTGCGGCCGCCACAGATGTGCCTCGCGGTCCTTCTTCGACCACGACTTCGGAATGGCGAAGATGGCCGTCACCGTGACGCGCAGAGGCCCCCGCATGGGCGTCGGGATGCTGCGCAGAACGATGGCCTGCAATGTCTCCCGATGCGCCTCGGTGGCCTTGTCCTTGAACCTGAACTTGCCGTTGGACCGCGCCCGCCGCCATGCAAAGGGCTTTCCTGGAATGGTAATGGCAACGCGGGAAATCTGTGCCGGAGAAGTTTCCTGTCCGTCCATCACGCCATCCCCAGCGCGGCCTTGTAGAGGTCCAGAATGGCCTCCTCCTCCGCCACCTCATCCGGCTTGCGCTTCCGCAGCGCGATGATCTTGCGGATGATCTTGGTGTCGTAGCCGCGCGCCTTGGCCTCAGCGAACACCTCCTTCACCTGATCGGCGATGTCTTTCTTCTCGGCCTCCATCTGCTCGGCCCGCTCGATGAACTGGCGCAGCTCGTCGGCGGTGACGGCAAAGGCCTTGTCGCGGACTTCGCGGTCGGCGTCGGTCTCCTTCATCCGGCTTTCGTCAAGCATGTCGGGGTGTCCTTGTGCTGAGGATCTGATGCGTCACGGCGCGCAGGTCGGCCTCACAACGGGAGGCTTCCCTGCTCCGCCGCAGGTTTTTCTGCCGCGCGGCCTCGGCCAGCAGCGCCTGCCGCCGGGCTTGCAGTTGCGCCAGCCCATCGGCGCTCGGCGTCGTCGCGGTGGGCAGCGCAGGCCCAGAGATAGGAGCGTTTGCGACCGGTGAGGGCTGATAGATGGCCGGGCCAGCGATACCCAAACGGCGCAGGAAGCGCGCCACAGATGCCACAAGCATGGTCATTCACGCGGCCCTCCCGTGCTGTCCCAGATGGTCCAGGCAATCGCCCTGCGGCGCGGTCATGGGCCCACTTGTGTTGCGCGTCTGCCGCCCGAGTTTAGCCGGTTCGCCCGTCATTCACGCGGCCTCCAGCTTCTTCATGATGCGGTGGACGGTGGACCAGTTGACCCCGATTACCGCAGCGATCTCGCGCACCGTCATCTTCCGCGCCCGCATCGCCTTGACCTGCCGAACGAAGGCGGGGTTCCCGACATGGCCGCGCGTGGAGTTGTTCAGGCCGAGCTGGAGGATGTCATCGGTGATCGTAGACGATCCGACACCCAGCGCCTCGGCGATCTGGCGCACGGTCTTGCCCTCGGCCCGCATGACCACGACCTTCGCCCGCCGCTCGGCCGCAATGGCCTTCATCTCCTCCAGCCGACGCTTCGGCGGCGGGTGGTTGCTCTTCTTCGGCGTCGTGATCAGTGCCGGGTAATCCGCGCGCTTGAGCCCCAGGCGCTTGAGGTCAACGTGGACCTCGTTCCGCGTTGACCCGACCTCCTGCTGAATGCGCGGTGCCGTCCAGCCCTGCTTGAATAGCTCGGCCACCTTCTCGCGCCGAGCGGCGAGGGCTTCGCGCTTCTGCGCTGCCTCGACCTTCTTCTGACGCCGAACCTGAGCAACCGCGCCCTTCTCCGGCACCCGATATGGAATCTGCCGCAACCGGCAATAGTTCTGGGCCGCGTTCCATGAAATGCCGAGGAAGTCGGCGATTTGCCTGACGGTCTTGTCACCCTTGCCGGCAAAGCCCATCGTGCGCTCCAGCCGCTCACGCGCAGCCACCATGCGAGGATCATCGGGCGACCGAGGCCCCAGCTTACGCTTGGGCTTGTAGGCTTTGACCGCAGGCGGCGCGTCAGCCTCTTCCTTGGCCTTCGCCACCGCCAGCCGCCGCTTCCGGGCCGCCTCGCGCACCCCGGCGCCGATCATCGCCTTGACGGTGTCCCGCCCGCTCTTGCCATCGACCTGCCGCAGGCCGATGCGCTCGACATATTCATATCCCGGCAGCCCGGACACCCCGCGCGGAACCACCTGCACCACGTCCGGCTTGCACTGGACGCCATACCGCGCGGCCACCTCTGCGGCGATGCGGGCCTTCTGATCTTCGCTGATTGTCTGCATGGGTCTCATCTCACCGGGGGCTTCTGGGGACTGGTGGGGCCGCCCGCGCCCCCAGCAATCGGGCGGCCCCGTGGGCGCAGCGGGAGGAGGTGCCGCGCCATTCGATGAAATACCCCGGCGGTGGTGGTCGCCGGGGTCAGTTGCCCGCGCTGGGGAACCGTAGAAACGGGCGCGCGGGGAGGCGTGTCATGCGGCCATCGCCTCCAGAAGGCGCTGCCGAAGATCGGGAAAGCGGAGGATCATCGCCACGGCGCGCGGGCCGCTGGGGCAGTTCAGCCCGGCCAGCCAGTTGCGGGCAGTCCTCTCGTCCGTGTCGAAGAAGAACGCGATGTGCTCCTTGTCGCGGAAGTGCTCCTTCAGCCACCGCGCGACGACCATCGGGAACAGCCGCTGCAGCTTCGGCACATCGGAGAGGATTCCGGCATCGGCCCCGGCTGAGATACCGGGCGACGTTTCCGGCCAGGCCATGTCATTGGCCGGGTTCGGAGGTGCCGAATATGCAATCACTCGATGACGGGGCATCAGGACGCCCTCGCCTGTTGTTCAACCCACGACGAAGCCGGAACGGCACCGTTCGTGGCGCGCTCGATCTTCGCGGCAAGCTCAAGGCTTGGCCGCTTCCCGCGCTTGAGACGCGAAACGGTGGCCTGCTTCACGCCGATCTCGGCGGCGAAGGCCTCCTGCGTCTTCTTGTGAGCTTCAAGGTAGGTTGCTAGGTTCATCATGTCGACAGATATACCCATAGAGTATATACCCGTCAAGTATTCACATTCCCCAGGCGTATTTGATCCGCCGGAGCAGTGCGGGCATCATGCCAGCATGAACAACGTCGCAAACCTCCGAGCAGCCCGGAAGCTCAAGCAGAACCAGCTCGCCGAGTTGGCCGATGTCGCGCAACCCCCCATCTCGCGCCTAGAGAACGGCGACGAGGGCGTGACGCTCAAGGTTGTGAACCGCGTGGCCACAGCCCTGAATGTTCCTGTGTGGGAGCTTTTCGCGGATCCTAGAACCGAGGCAGAGCGGCTACTGCTGGACGTGTTCCGCAGACTTCCGCCGGATCGTCAGGCGGGATGGATCGATCTCGCGCAATCAGTTCTAGATCAGCCCGAACCAGATCAAGGAAAGCCATGAGCTGCCGATCATTCATCGCGCGCAACTTGGCTTGGAAAACGGCTTCATTCATCAATCACCCCCATTGAGGCAATTCACTCATACCAGAACGCACCGTGAACACCAAGCCGCCAAGTCTTGTAGCAGAGCGGACTTATCCACAGAAGGTCACAAGATATTGAATCAAACCGATTCGAAATCAAGATTTGGGATGTTTTCGGCGCTGACAGTGATCGCCTTGGCCGCCTGCACCCCGACGCAGGACACGCAAGGCCAGGTGGTCGACATCACGGACCACATGGTGGTTATCAACGGCGCTTTCGACATGAATATTGCCAACGCTGGCCCGGCCAAGCCGACCGCCGCGATGGTGGCGCAGGCCGAGGCGATCTGCCCCGGCGCGCAATACCTGACCGCAGAGCCGAGCAACCGCAGCGAATATGACTGGACCTTCAACTACAAGTTCCGCTGCCCGACCGGGCCGAAGCGAGGATAGGACATGGCAACCTGCAAAACCTGCGGCAACAAAATCCCGATTTTCCAGCAGCATGGAGAGCTGTGTTACGACTGCTTCTACAAGGAGGATGCCGCGCGGTTGAAGGCAGAGCGTGAGGCCGAGGAAAGTGCCGCAAAAGAGACGCGCGCAGCCATAGACGCCGTGATGATCACCACAGAAACTGCAGCGCCGGACCTCAAGATCGCCGCACGGCTCGGCATCGTGACAGCCGAGTGCGCCTTCGGGATGAACCTGTTCAAAGACATCTTCGCCGTTGGCCGAGACATCTTCGGCGGGCGGGCGGCGTCGATCCAGAACGCCCTGAAGGACGCCCGCAACACCGCACTCGACGAGCTTCGGCTGGAGGCATCGAAGCTGGGCGCCAATGCCGTGATCGCCGTGGATCTCGACTATTCCGAGATCTCCGGCGGCGGGAAGTCGATGCTCTTCCTGGTGGCGACGGGGACGGCGGTGAGGTTGGGGTGAGATGGCGACCTGGCTTGAGCAGTGGCTGTCCGGCCTTGGCGCCGACAAGGCGGACTTGGCAATCACCATCTCCGTGTTTAGCCTTGCTGTTTCGGCTGCTTCCGCCTTCTACACTCGCGCTTTGGCCAAGATCGAACGCGAGAAACTCTACCGGAAACCTCTCGTGCTTGAGCCAAGATTCACGGAAATGAAGGACTGGCCCAACTGCTACGAATGTGGTTACCGAGTCAGGAACCTTGAGCCGGTTTCCGCCATCGTGCTTACAGCAAAATCAAAAAGGCGGCGGCTGCAGCTCGTCAGTTTCGATGACGCCCATGTCCCGGATGGCGCGGGCGGCCTGAAGCTGAAGGAAAAGTTTCCGAACGAACTGGCAGGCCAAGAAATCAAGATTGATCGGCCCGTGGGCGGATGCGACGACATGCAGTCAGTGGTCAGGGCCGGTCCAGTAATCTACATCCGCTTCTATGCAAACGGCTACGCTAAGCCGTCCGACATCAAGGTAGAGACGGTTTGGGCGGACGGCGCTAAGCGCTAGGACAGCGCGACAGCAACGCTGAGCAGAGCCAGCACCATACCGACGATGTTGAGCCACATGATGCGCCTGATGATGGTCAGCCGCGCCCGAGATTCAATCACGTTAGAAGCTTGCTGGCATCGGCAACATTGAACGTCACAAGCGCCGCCTCCGGGCGGCGTTTTCGTTTTTTCGCTTTCCATCCTCGCCAGATGTCCAAAGACCAGCCCGAGCAGATCGCCGGACGCATCCCGCCAGCGCGACCACACGTCATCATCTGCGATGACCGCCGCAACGCGCTTGCCCAGCTCGGTGACCGAATAGACGCCCTCGTCCTCCGACAGCAGGGCGAGGTCATTCAGGAGCAGCATGTGATGATGCCGCTCCGTATCGCGCTCAATGCTCTCGGTGCCAGGCTGACCATCAGCCGCCAGTAGCAGCAGCTCGCGCATCAAATCCGGGTTTTGCTTCATCCCCACACCCTCCATCCGCCCCATGCGGCTGAGGTGATTCTTACCCGTGCCGCTCGCATATACCCATAGCGCATTTTAATACTTGACGGGTATATACCTGTAGCGTATATCTCTCCCCATCAACCGGGAGAACCGCAATGACGAAACTGCCCCCGATCCTCTACTTCGCGCTTGGCAACTACGGGGCCGCGCTCAACACCACCGCCTGCGACATCGGCGCACTCGATCCGGTCGAGAACCTGGACGACGCAGCCGACGCGCTGATCGAGGTTGAGACCAGCACGGGCCTCAACGGTCGCGTTCTGGCGATCACCTTCTGCCTCACCAGCAACATGCCCGAGGCGGTCAGCGACGTGACCGAGGAATGCGTGGCCATCGTCCAGCGCCGCATGCAGGCGCGCGGCATCGCTGCGGAGTGATGCCGATGACCGCCCCCGCCGCCATCCATTGCCTCACCCCCGACGCAGCCTTTGCCCTTGCCCGCCGTGTGCTGGAATCCGGCGCATATGACGCCGAGGCCATTGCTGCCGCGCTCGACGTTCTGGACGCCAGCACCAACCCGACCGACCGCGCCACCGTGCGCTGGTGCCGCGCCTATGTGCAGCCGGTGGCCGATATGGCTCAGGTCGATCAGGACGATCTGGTCGCGGCCACGGTCAAGAAGCTGCACTTCACGCTCTACAGCCTTGCGGTGATCGGCGGGATTTTCGGCGGCGTCTTCATGGAGGCGGTGATCACCGCTTGGAATGGGGGTGCGATGTGAACGCGCCCTACCTGATCATCGCCCCCGGCCTGCACAGCATCAGCGCCGATGCATATCACTCCGATCCGGCCCCGCAGCCCTCGCTGTCCTCCAGCCTCGCGCGGCTGATCCTGAACCGCAGCCCGCTGCATGCCTGGACGGCCCACCCGCGGCTGAACCCGGCATGGGAACCGACCGAGAAGAAGACCTTCGACATCGGGCGGGCGGCTCACCGGGCGGTGCTGGGCGCGGGCGCGGATTTCGTGGCGATCCCCGGCGAGCTTTTGTCCGAGGACGGTGGTGTCCGCACCAAGGCTGCGAAGGAGTGGGTGGCCGACGCCCGCGCGTCCGGCCTGACCCCGCTCAAGGCCGAGGAGGTCGACCAGATCGGCGCGATTGCCGACGCCACGCGGTCGCACCTTGAGGCTTGCGGGATCACCTTCGACCCGGCCCGATCCGAGATGACCGCGCTTGCGCAGATCGAGGGCGTCTGGTGCCGCGCGATGGTGGACAACGCGCCCGCTGACCGCGCGGTGATCTATGACCTCAAGACCACCACGGATGCCTCGCCCGAGGCGGTGATCAAGGCCGTGGCGACCTATGGCTACGATCAGCAGCTCGCTTTTTACCGGGCTGTCTGGGAGGCCGCCACGGGCGAGCGCCGCAAGGTCCGGCTGGTGATGGTCGAGAAGGACGCGCCCTACGCCTGCTCGGTGGTCGAGCTCTACGACAAGCCCGGCGACGAGGCCGACTGGTTTGACCACGCGATGGGCGCGAACCGCGAGGCGATCCGCATGTGGGGCGAATGCCTCGCGTCGGGCAACTGGCCCGCCTACCCCACCCGCGTTGCCGTGATCGGCGCGCCCAGCTGGCACACCGGAAAGATGCAGGACCGCATTGACCGCGCCGTGTCGAAATCCCCCACCGCCCAGACCATCGCCCGCGCTTCCGCGGGGCAAGCTCCGGAGACTGCACAATGAACGCGAACGCCCTCAGCACCGAAACCCGCGCCAATCCCAAGCCCCCGGTCGAAGCCGGCGGCGCGCTGGCGGCTCTTGTGCCGCAGAACATCGACCAAGCCTTCCGGCTAGCGCAGGCGCTGTCCAGCGCGGGCGACATGGTGCCGAAGCACTATCAGGGGAAACCCAACGACACGATGGCGGCCATCCTGCGCGGCATGGAGATCGGCCTGAACCCGATGCAAGCGCTGTCCTCCATCGCGGTGATCAATGGCCGCGCCTCGCTCTGGGGTGACGCCATGCCCGCTCTGGTGCAGCGCGCTGGCCATCACATCGATGTCGAATACGAAGGCCAGGGCGACAACCTGACCGCCGTGGCCACGCTGACGCGGGGCGATACGGGCAAGGTGGTGCGCCGGACCTTTTCCTTGGCCGATGCCAAGCGGGCTGGCCTGCTGGGTAAGCAAGGCCCGTGGCAGCAATACCCGCAGCGCATGATCGCCCACCGCGCCCGTGCATGGGCCATCCGCGACGGCGCCGCCGATGCCCTGATGGGCATGCAGGTTGCCGAGGAAACCAGCGACTACGGCCCCGATGCGGCGCGCGACGTGACCCCGCAGGCAGCGCCCCGGCGCGGCGGCGTGGTCTATGCCGACCCCGATCCGGTGGTGGACGAGATCATCGACGCCCCGGCGCTTGACCGGACCGCCGCGAATGACAGCGAGATCGAGGACGCCATCCAGCGCGAGGCCTTCGCCGAGACAGAGCGCGGCTTGTTCGAAGAGACGCGCACCTCCTGACCCCATCCCGAGCGCGGGCGGGTCAGCCCCGCGCATTTGCTCCCATCCCGAAAGGACACTGCCATGAAGACCATGATGACTCTGGCCGCGCTTTTGCTCGGCACCACCGCCGCCCTCGCTGGCCCGTTCGGCCTGCCCGACCACCAGCAGGACGGCTACCGCGACACCGGCTGCGAAGAGACCGCCTTTGTCGACTTCACCAACGATGATGGCGAACAGCTCTACCGCAACAACGCGACCTGCCCCGGCGTGGGCGGTGGCTCCAATGCCGACGCGCTGGCGGGCATGCGTTCGCTCTACCCGACGCCCGAGGTCGAGGACGAGGAAGAAGTCGCCACGAAGTGACGTGGCGCTTCGGTGTCCAGCCCCGCGCGGGCTGGCATCCCAAGCGCCAAAGAGAGGAATGGACATGAAGATCACCGTCACCGTCACCGATGCACCCGAGGACTTCGATCCGCACAACATGCTGCGGAACCTTTCGCGTGACCTGATGTATGGCCTCAAGCGCCTTTCGACCGTCGCCATCACGCACAGCGAAATGGTCATCGTGGGCGATCCTCCGACGAAAGAGGACCGCGAAATCGAAAGCCTCAACCCCTTCTGACCCCATCCCGGCCGGGCGGGTAATCCCGGTTCCCTGTTGGACTTGCCCGCCGTGGCCTTTGTCATGGCGGGCATCTTTCCTCAAAAGGATTGGACTCGTGGCAACGCTCTCCGAACTCAACGCCCATTTGTTTGCCCAGCTTGACCGCCTCGATGTGGAGAACCTGACTCCGGAACAGATCGAGGCCGAGGCAAAGCGCGCCGAGGCGATTGTCCAGGTCGCGGATCGCATCACCGAGAACGCCAAGGTGCAGCTCACGGCCGCTCGCCTCTTCGCAGAGCATGGGCAGGGGGTGGTCAGCTATCTGCCGCAGATTGGGAAGGTCGCGCCGGCCAAAGACGAGGCGCAGAAATGAGGGTGCGGCGCATCGCATACATGCCGGAAGAGCTGGCGTGGATCGAGGCGCGCAAGACGTGGCCCCGGTCACAGCTGCATAGCGCCTTCTGCTTCATGTTTGACCGGACTGACGTGACCGAGGATCACATCAGGGGCCTTTGCAAGCGCAAGGGTTGGTCAGCTGGGCCGGAGGGGCGCGGGCGGAACAAGGGCAAGTCGCGGGTGTTTAACCGGGAGGAGATTGCATGGCTTCACGCCAATGCCACTTTGCCAATCAAGGACACAGGGGCCGCATTCCGTGCCGCTTTCCCGGGTCGAGACATCACCGATGCGCAGCTCACGTCGTTCCGCAAGAACCACAAGCTGCGCACCGGCCGCACGGGTCGGTTCGAGAAGGGGCAACCGTCGCACAACGCGGGCAAGAAAGGCTTCTACGCTCCCGGCTGCGAAAAGGGCTGGTTCAAGAAGGGCGGCGAACCGCACAACACCAAGCACCTCGGCTACGAGAGGGTCAACAAGGACGGTTACGTCGAAATCAGCGTTGACGAGCCGAACCCGCACACGGGCTACGAGCGGCGCTTTGTCCACAAGCACCGCTGGCTTTGGGAGAAGGCCAACGGTCCTGTGCCGGAAGGCTATGCGCTCAAGTGCCTCGATGGCGACCGGACCAACTGCGACCCGTCGAACTGGGAAGCGGTCAAGCGTGGCGTTCTGTCGAGGCTGAACGGCGGCCGTCACAAGAAGCGCATGGCTTATGACGCCGCGCCCGACGAACTGAAGCCCACCGTCATGGCCATCGCCAAGGTGCAGCAGGCCGTGCATGAGCTGCGGAAGCGGGGAGACCAGACATGACGCAGAACCGCTCCACCGCCGTCATGCAGCGCCGCGTCGAACCGCACGACAGTCTCGACGATTTCACGACGCCGCCGTGGGCCACCCGGGCGCTGCTGCATCGGCTATTCGGTCGTGCACCAACCTTGCATATGTCAGCCCGCGAACCCGCCGCAAACCGTGGCCACATGGTGCGCCCAATGCAGGAATGGTTCGGCACCGTCGAGGCCTCCGACATCTTCGACTACGGCGCCGGATTCCCACAGGCGGACTATCTCTTCGGGCCAGATCGCGAAACGGTGGACTGGACCATCACGAATCCCCCATTCCGGTTGGCCGAGCAGTTCATCGAGCGGATGCACCGGACCAGCCGCCAAGGCTGCGCTGTGATCGTCCGAAGCGCGTTCCTTGAAGGAGTCGGCCGGTTCGAGCGTCTTTTTCAGATCATGCCGCCGTCGCAGATCCTGCAGTTCTCCGAACGTGTGGTTATGCACAAAGGCAAGCTGTCCCCCAACGGCAGCACGGCCACGGCCTATTGCTGGATTGTCTGGGAGAAGCGCCGCCCGGAACTTGCCGGATCGACGATGTTCGACTGGATCGGACCGTGCCGGAAGATGCTGGAACGGCCCGAGGACTATGAGGAGCATCACGCATGACCATCCGCTTCATTCCACCGAAGTACCAAGGCGGACGCATCCTGCTGATGTGCGGCGATGTCGACGCCGGGGCGGTATTCCCGCCGGTCGGCAACAACCCCGGCAAGAACCCTTGGGTGTGGCGCTTCTGGCTGGGCGGGATCGATGCCCGCAACGACCGCGAGGGGCGCGCCAGCACTGAGGAGAAGGCCAAGGCAGCGCTGATGGAGGCGCTGGCTCAGTGGCTGGCCAAGGCAGGACTGGAGCCGGTCGCATGACCATCCTCGCCCTCGCCCGCAAGCATGCAGCCGCCCGCACCGAGATCCGCTTCCGTGCGGGCTGGTGGCTCCTGCCTGCGGTGATCGGAGGGGCTGCGGGTTGGGTGGCGCTGATCTGGGCGGTGATGTGATGCCGGACCACACCCTGCACGGCAACAACGAGCGGTGTCCGGCCTGCGAGCTGCGGCAGGAGGCGGTGGATCGATCGATGATCCTGCGCCCAAAGATAGAATGCCAGGTCTGCGACGGCACCGGGCTTCTGCCCCTTCCCACCGCCGAGATCGTCCGGCGCACATGCGACGAAGCCCGCCGGACCTACTGGTCCCAGTTCGAGGCGCGGATCGCCGCGCAGATTGGAGAGAGAGGATGAAGCTGATCGACACATCCATCGTCACCCACGAGATCGAGGTGGGCGAGGACGAGCTGCGCGCCCGGCTTCTGTCGGAGGTGTGCGAGGCGCTGGGATGCTTCGGCCCGGACGGAAAGCTTCGACCGGGCATCACGACGCAAGTTCTTCGCGGCGAGAACCGGAAGGGCGGATACCGGGTGCGGATTCGGCGCGACATGTCGAAGGACAACACGCCGAGGATCGAGGGGCCGAAATGACCCATATCGACAAGGCCGCAGTGCTGGCAATCCTCGCCCCCGCGCCGAACTCAAAGGGCGGGCTGTGGGCAAAGCGGAAGCAGGCGCTTTATGACGCCATCATTTCCCTGCCCGCAGTCAGCCCGCAGGTGAAGGCGCTGGTGTGGAAGGAATATGCCGATGAACGGGCGGTAAGAGCTGTTGGGTTTAACGCAGACTACACCATCAGGATTTCCATGCTGGGACAAGTAGCGTGGCAGTCTCGGCATATGGCACCGTGGCACCCGGCAGATACTGTTGAAGCCGCCAAAGCCGCAGCGCAGGCCGATTACGAGGCCCGCATCCTCGCCGCCCTCGCCCCCGCGCCGTCCGATGACGCGGTGAAGGCGCGGGAGGCGGCGCTGAAAGAGGCGGCGGCGGTATGCGCTGAAATGGCCGAGCAGGTGTCCGACGCCGCGCTGACCGGGCTTCCCGAGCAAGCGCGCGCCCGTGAGGCTATGGAAGCCGCCCTCACACAAGCGCGGTATCGCATCCTCGCCCTTCTCACCAAGGAGGCGCAGCGATGACACTGGCGAAGCTGATTGAGGCGGTGGAGGCGGGGACGTTCCTGATGAATGTCCTGCCAGAACACGAGGCTACGGCATACCAAGCCTTTTCCGGCTCCCTCGACGCCGCCAAGCGCCTGCATGACGCACTGTTGCCGGGGAGTGTGACGGTTTGCATCACTCAGCGGTACGGCGGCGGGTTCCATGCTCGGCTGTTCGATTGGGTTGAGCGCGTCCGTGAGGACGGGAGCAGATGGTGGATGGAGGCAAGCGCATGGAGTGACAACCCCGCCCGCGCTTGGTTGCTGGCCATCCTCCGCGCGCTGGAACAGGAGGGGCCAAAGGATGGGTAAGCGCACGGCCTCCCTCACCGATCTTCGCCGCGCCGCTCGTCTCGCGGCCGAGACAGGCCTTCCCGTGACGGTCGAAGGCCCGGACGGAACGGTTTACAGAATCGGAGCCGGTGCAGCACCGTCGCCAATGGGCGCGACGGAAAAGGAAACGGATGAATGCGACAAGGCGTTCGGGTTATCAGAATGAAAGGCCTTTGGGTCCAGCCACGCGATGGCCGCGCCTTCTACCGCACACGAAAGGGCGGCAAGTTAAAGCTGGTGCCACTTCCCGACCTGCCCCACGATCACCCGGATTTCATCGCCGCATGGGCCGAGGCAGCTCGCGAAGGCGCGCCGCGCGATAAGCCTAAGGATGGAACCATTGCCAGCACATGGAACGCCATGCAAGCCTCGGACCTGTTCCACAGCTGGACGCCTATCTATCGGGACAAGATCGTCCGCCAGTTCAAGGCCATCACCGCAAAGGCCGGTCACGTCGCCGCCCGGGTGGTGAAGGATGCCCACATCACCAAGGACGTGGCAGACGCGGCATCGCCAGGCGACAGGCTGCGCGCATGGCGTGCATGGGGCGCATGGTGCAAGGAGCGCGGCCTGATAGCCGAAGATCCAGCTCGGACAGTTCGAATGCCGCGCCGGGCAAAGGCCAAAGGCGAGATTGGTCATCGCCGCTGGACCGCAGAGGAGATCGCGCGCTTCCGGGCTCGCTGGCCCATAGGCACCGTCCCGCGCGGCATGTTCGAGGTGCTTCACTATACCGGATGCCGGATCAGCGATGCGGTCAGGATCGGACCGCAGAACGTGGACAGCGACGGCGTCCTGGTCATTCGGCAAGGCAAGACGGCCGAGCGTGCCTACGTGCCATGGGACTGTTCTTTGCCGTCCTTTGTCGATCCTACAGATCTCGCTGGGGTGAAAGCCGCCATCGCACCCTTCGCCGGACAGATGCTGTTCCTGCCGGCGCGCGACGGCCGCACTCGATCGGTGAAGGCTGCGACGCAGATGATGCTGAAGGCATGCACAGAGGCTGAGGTCGCAGCCACATCGCATGGCCTTCGCAAACACCGCGCCGCGTCGATCATCGAAAATGGAGGATCATCGTCCCAATCTGCAGCCTGGACGGGCCACATCAGCCGCAAGATCGCCGAGCATTACCAGCGGGAATTCGACCGCAAGGCATCGGTAATGGGAACAGATGCGGGGTGCGAATTGGATGCGGTTCGAATTGATTTGGATGCAGGCAGTGCCTAACGCCATGAAATCGATACAGTTTTTTTGATCAGTGGTGCCCAAGGTCGGAC